GAGGGCTGTGTGTAATCCACCAGCCTCGTGTTCTGCGATGAGTTCCGCGAGATCCTAATCTTGGAGCTACTAGCTGGAGCAGAGCCAAACACGGCGTTGCTACTGCTGATAGTAATTGCTGTTGATACACCGTTTACGGTTGCCGACAGATGAGAGTCAGCGATGAAACTGAAAGGTACTGCAAAGGATGCGGTCGAACCATTTCCCGTAAACTCAACGTAGCTGTTCGCCATCAGTCTTCCTCACCCCAAGCTAGTCTATGTAAAAGTTGCAAATGAAAAACATTTCTGTAAGGCAGCAGTCGCTTACCCTTCGTGGCGAACTTATCAAGATCACCTTCCGCCAAGTCAGCGGTCATTCCGCCCATGTCACCAACCAGCCCACCAAAGGTGGGACCGAGAAGTTGCTGCCACCAGTCTTGTGCGCCCATCCGTGATGGAGTTTCAATTGGGATTCCCAGATGCTCCTTCATTGGACGTGCGGCCAGCTTCATCCCTGCGTTCATGTATGGCATCATCCACATCATCAGACCGGAGCGATCGATTGCCTCATACGTCCACGTTCCCCATTCACTTAGGGGTGGCATTGGACGCTCTGCGTCTTCCTTAAAGCGGCCCTTGATCACGCCTTCTCTAACTGCGAACGCTGCTGTGCCAGCACCCAGCGCCCAAGTGGTGGAGACAAGAGCATCCAACTGGCGTTCATTCACGGCGGCATGGGAAAGATTTCTTACGAATTTATTGACAGCAGCAAAACCAAAACTGTTGAATTGCAACAGGATTTGTCCCAGTTCCTTTGAGTGAAACATGGGAAGGTCTGCAATACTGGGTGTTATTACCGCTCGTTCTGTTGATCGAATTAAAGCGGCGTGAATTGCTTCGACGGCTTCCCTTCCTCCAACTTCACTTTGCCACTTCTCAGTGTCAGGCCACCGGAAAGTCGTCTTCTCGCGTTGCAGATCATACCCGTGCTTCTTCATAAGCCCGTCAATCCGAAGCATCATATCGTCGGACAATCCAAGCTCACGCCACTTGTATTTACTGGCGCTTCCTCCAGCTAGGTTCGCTGCGTCATCAAGTAGGTTTCCAAGGATCACATGACCCGTGATGAACTTATGGCGGGAGTTCCAATATTGCATCAGGTTGAGAACATTCATCTTTCCTGATAGCCAATTTGCCCCAGCCTCTATTCCGCCTGAGACTTTCTTTGTTCGACCAGTGCCATAACCCAGACGGTAGATCGCGTCATCTATGCCCATCAGTTTCGCTGTGCGACTTTGTGATATCGATCCCTCAGCCCCATAAAGAAAGAACGCGAGTTCGCGGTTGTTCATGCTCTTAGCTTCTGCTGAGATGCGCCCAATGTTACGTCCCATTTCAGCTAAGTGCTTACCGGCTCCGTGAGACAAGCTTATGGTTGCTATGTCGGTCAGAGAGGCCAGCATGACGGACCCCATGTACCTCAAGAAGTTTCCACGTCGAGCCATACGACCAGCGTACAGCGCACCTGATCCCCACCCTTCAGACGAAGGTCGTCGGTCAGTGTTCAGCAGTCTGTCACGTACATTTATAATTGCTTCAGCAGCAAGGTTTTCATCTCTGTTGAGTTTCTCTACTGATTCCCCGGCGTCTCTAGCGGCCTTCCGTAACTGCTTGAACTCCTCTTGGATTTCTTTCCACTGGTCGGACAGTGCGTCCATAGGCTTCGCTTCTTTGCCAGCCTTAGCAGCGGCATCAGCCTTTTTTGGATCAATGCGTCCGAAGTATTCCGTCAGAACTATACGCCCACCCATATCGTCGGCGTATTGTTTCATCACACGAGAAACATCTTTGTGTAGAAAATCCTCAAACAACGAGAGTTCATCAACGCCTGTTTCGGGATCAATCTTCAAGAAGAGTTCTCTGGACTCAACCCTGCCGCTCTTCTTTAGGTTGAATGCACTGCCTTTGTGCAGTCCGTCTGTAATGTCGAAGTCATCTCTGTTTCCAAGTTTTTCTACGAGTTCATCAACAAAGTCGTCTAGCTCTTTTTCGGTCTTGTAGCGTCCCCTGAACTTTGCTTTGAAAGCTTCTTTCGCCGCTGTTCCATGTTGTATAATCGCATCAGCATTCCAGATTTGCGGGAAGTAGTTTGCAATCTCTTGTTTGTCTGACAGAAGTCCTGTGCGAATGGCGCGTTGCAGCATCGACTGCGTGAAACTTCGGTAGCCCTTTGCGGCGTCAACGATGCCCCTTTCAACAAACGCATTAGGGTGGGAAGTCTTGTCGCCGTTTAGCCGCCGCCAAACATAATATTGAAACTCAGGGAGAGGTATCCCCTTGAGATTGTCGGGGTCTAAAGTCGAAGCACCAATGCGTTTGTTACCTCGAACAAAGTCACCCACTTCAGTGAAGTCACTATATGTTTTCGCAACGACCTCACTTCGAACGCCTAAGTTTTTCATCACGCCATACCAAGCGTTAACCATCGAATCTTCAGCAGCTTTTTGAGGCCCGTAGACAGTCAGGTTCTTGTGCATCTCTGCGCTTATTTTCCGTGTGGCTCCTTGTGCTAGCTCTGATGAGTGAACACCAAGCTCTGCCATACTGTTAAGCAAAGCACGGACTTTCGGAGAGGCCGTCTTGAGAGCTACGGTCACTGGAGTTCTCAGGAATCCTATTTTATTTTGTGTCCAATCAATGCCTCTGTCGAGTCGAGTAGTCACGGGCGTGAAGGTGTCGCCTTGAAACTTAGGAACAAAGTCAGACCCCTGATCTGGATACATGTGTTTCCATGCGTCCCAACTGTATTCGTCTAAAACAACGCCTGTGTCCGCGTTGTATGACATTCTACCTGTGCCGTTCTCAGCCATACTCTCAGAGACACTGAGACCGTCATCAATGTTCCACTCAGATCCAGCGTCATCGGATGTCAGGTTCTTTTCCGCTAAGGGATTATGGGGGTTCTGAGGATCTAGAAGTTTTCCGCTACGAGAAAACATTGCGCCAGCTATGCCGAAGCCCGCGCCTATTCCTGTCGCAATTCCAATGCCCATCATGCTTTCGTGCAGGGTTCTCATGCGCTGCCGCTGATGGTGAATAATCTCTTCGCCAGCGACAACACCACCCGTGCTTGCCCCCATGACAATTGCTTTTCTCACCATGTTTGCCTTCATTCCCCAACCAAAAATTGGTATCAAAGTCGAGGGATCAAGGATGCTAGCACCCATGCCTAAAACGCTCTGCCATCCATCGCCACGTTCCATTAACTCGCGGTTCTGCATTTCAGTTCGCACAGAGGAAGCTACCGCATCGAACTGGATTGGTCCCTGCACATGGTCGAAGTGTCCCCCGTCGAGAAACGAAGTGATGTCGGTGTACTGGTTTTTGTTCTCACGGTAGTAGCTGTAGGGATTGAAATCTGGATCTGGAGTTTCACCCCGGTAATCTCGTCGTTCACTTAGAAAACTTTTGACATCTCCAAGGATGGTCTCTTGATTCCACCACGCGCCGACGACTTCACTAGTTGTCGGGTCAAGGCGGTATGTCTGATATGGAGAGATGAACGGACGATTGAGTCTATCAGTCAGATCATCTTGCCGTAGTGTGTCGTTGGTGTCTTGGTAGGTTCCGGGCTGAGGACGTATTTGTTCAATAGTAGATAACTGTTCAGCCACGTATTTTCCCCAAGTTAATTCTCCAGCGAATTGGCTTTGCAGCAGAACCAGACTCACTTGTTACTTTGCCCTCGATACCATCCCTGACGGCCCCATATATTCCAGTTGATCTTGAGCCGTGCTTGAACCTCTGAATGTCGTAAACATCTGTCAGGAAAACGTTCCCGGTTTTTTTGTCTATAGTTAAACTCGCTTGCCCTATTACCATCGCCATGTCCACCTTGGGATCAATGACTGTCAGCAGACCAAGCTTTGCAAAACCAAAGGCATTTCTTGGGTACGCCTTGGAAGCTTTCTCGTGTCCCTTGTGACCTATGATGCCACCAATGGGAATTCCGTCAGATGCATTTCCGTAGTCGGCCCATGTGATGTTCATTCTGCCAGCCGCCATTGCTGATCTTGCGAGTTGCTGTAAAACTCTGACGTTCCTTGGTTTAAGATCTGCGCCTGTGTACTCTTTTCGGTCTAGGGGTATTCCCATTGTATTCTTCACGATGTAATCACTGAACAACATACCGCTGGAGTCAGAAGGCGTAATGGCTTGTGCAGCCACACTCGCAACCTCAATACCTAGCATCTCTGCTGCTGCTAGCATTTCATCTTTCATCGAGCCAGCTTTTTGCCAGACTGATTTAACCCACGAAGAGGTATCCGCAATGTCTTTGACAGTTGCTGGCTGATCACTCTCAGGCTGTATGTATTTATCTAATCTGGTACTAGCTTGTGCGCTCCCTACTACACTAAGGCTAGTCACCGAGTTGATCACCTTATCCAGCACACTGGGTTCTCCGGTGCTGGCTGCATCGGTCGTGATGCTGCCATTCATGCTAAGTTGCAGCATGTCCGAGCGGTGATCCATTCGGTTTTGAATTCCCTGTACATTGTTTTTGTTGGATCGATTGCGAACTTCATTGATAGCAGTGTCCCAATCTCTCTCTTTCACAGCCCGATTGAAATTGGTGTTAGGTCCAACGAACCGAGATCCCCCTTGATACGCCAGATCCACAATGACCGCCCGCTGCACAGGAGTGAGGTCGGTACCCGCGTACCACTTAGTCACGCTGGCCTCTTTGTCCATAATCACGGTTTCAAAAACAACGTTCATTTGTTCTGCTGTAAGCGAGACCTTCTTCGTTAGATCGCCAGATCGAACCGTCGCATCTTTCAGCATCTGCTTGTAATCAGCTTCGCCCACCATGGCGGTCACTGTTTTTTTAACCACAGGATCACTCAGGTTGAACCCAACTCCAATCGTTGGTACCCCACTAGTATCCATGTATGCGTATTTTCTAACACCCTCCCCAGCATAGATTAAATCCTGTCGCAGCTTTGCGTAGGTATCATCTAGTGGAGTATCTTCGCGTTCGTTTGGCAAGCCACCCTTCCTTTGCCCCTCCGCTTTCAGGAGCTTTTGATAGATACTAATCATTTGTTCTGTCGAATTAATCTCAGCAGGGATCATGCCCAACACCGTCAGGCCAACGCTTGGTCTTACTTGGCCCTGATCTTGAGCTTCCGAAACTGCGCCTGTAAGAAGGTTGACTCTCTCATCACTTTCTAGCTTCTGCGCGTTTTTCTCCTTGATCTTTTCCGCTTCGCGTATCTTGCTGCTACCCCACAGGCTGTTGGGGAAATCCCGCCACTGCTGTCTTGTTGATTCTATGTCCTTCTGAAGTCCGCCTTTAGCCTCTGCCAATAAATTTCTGGCAAATTCTGGTTCCATATCTGGATGGTGAATGTTGTACATGCCCATCGAGAATTTCTCTGCCATAGACAGAGGTCGCTGATAGTTCTCTTCAGAGTGAATTCGGTGGGCCTCTATTTCTTCGGCAGTAGGCACAGTGCCGTTGTACTCAAGGGTGAAAACTTTTTGGACGCCATCCATGCGCTCCACCCATTTCATGCCGTGGACTGGCTCAAAGACTCGATTGAAGGTGTCCACAAACTGGCCCATAGATATGGTGCCACCTTCCTTTATAACGTTGATAGCTTCCTCATCAGACAGCCAAGGGGCAAGCTCACGCTGCGTTACGTCACCGTCTGTTACAGCCTGTCCAACGTAGTCACCTGTGATGTTTAGTGTTCGTCTGGGGTTGTCATCCCGTGCCTTCAGAGCAGCCTGTCGCTCTGTCACTGGCAGCGAGTGAATGTCAACAAAAGCCTTAAATTCTATTTGAATACCGGGATGAACTAAAATCGGCTGATCCGTGGAGTTTGCCAGCGGAATCGTGCCTTG